TGCATAATAAGATGAGGATAGAGGCTATTGAGGTCAAAATTAACAACCCAATCATAGCGTCCTGGTTTCGGTTCCTTGACATAAGCTCCTGCGTACTTTTCATCCTTGTCGGATCTCTCCTTCGGTGGGATAACAATGTTCCGCTTTTTAAGATAATTGTATATGATGTTGTCCCACATTCGGACTTGATAAAACACATCTGCATAATTGACCTTAGCATCATATGCCATAGTCAATGCAAGCTCAATGAGTTTCATCTTGTCTTCCAGACGGTCAACAAGTTCCACATCAATTATATTATACTCTACGAATTTTTGCCAGCCATTTGTGTAGAAATCTTGAAATGTATCATACTCTGAGTGATCTAATTTTTTCTGGCCTAGTTCTACCTGTGCAATATAATCCAATCGGTATGACTCTTGATTTGTATAAGTAAACTTCTTATAGAGATCAAGGTAATCTAACTGGGTAACTCCACCAAGATCATAAGTCTGATACTGACGACCTTTAATATAAATCTCCTTAGGAGAACACAGACCCCAAGGTGACAAACGCCTCATCAATTTCTCACCAAGAACTCTATCCAAACGCTTGGCAATGTATGGTATATCGAATAGTTGAATGTTCCATCCAGTCACAATATCTGGTGTATGTTCTATCCACCATTGAATAAAACTACTCAACAGATCATGCTCATTATTAAACTGTATGTAACGAACATTCTCCTGCTTATTCTTAAATGAACCAACACCCCATGTAGTTATCTCCTTAGTATTATAATTCTGAATAGAGATCAATAAAATTTCCTGATCTGCTGCTACAACATCAGGGAAACCATTCTCAGATCTAGTCTCAATATCTATAGTGTATAAACGGATCTTACTTATATCAAACTTAATCTCATCCTCTGGATAACTATCAGAAATATACTGATAGACAAATCTATCCTGACCATACACATCAAAATTATCTACATATTCGTATTGCTTAATAAACTCTCTACTGTCTCTTACACCACCTGGTTTTATCTTCTCAACATACTGACCTTCAAGAGTCATGTAATTAGTTTTCTTATTAGAAGATACAAATAATGTTGGATTGTATTTCTCACGAATCTGAAAATACTCACCATTATCGTACCCACGAACGAGGAACTTGTCCCCGATCATAACCACATTTGTGTAAAACTTCAACTGTTAACGACCTCTTTATATGCCTCCAACAATTCTTGTTGTGGCTCGACTATAGTTAGTATATCATCTGATGACATCATACACTTATAGTCTTGTGTCACTAATAAACCTGGCCACCTCTGTAACCTATCTTTCCAATCTTCTTCACCAGATTTAAATTCAACTGGATTAGTTAATTCACAATTAGGTTCACCAATTTCAGCACCAACCTCTCTAATCTCAGAGACTAGTACTTTAGAATCATTTTTTAAAACAAGAACTTTAATCATTAGATTCTCCTACCGTTAGTTAGATCTTCATACATTCCAACCAAATCAGAAACTGGATCACATACAGTAGTTACGGTATGAGGACTTATAATAAAGGTTTCATCATTTGAAATCTCTAACCAAGTCTTAAGTCCTACTTTTTTAACAGCAGACTTACCACCACCACCTTCTTCAGTAAGTTCCATTTCAGTTTGGTAAACAATTTCAAAAGGTTTAATAACTAAAAAACTTTTTGATTCACCATCAGTAACTTCTTTTACATCAGCAAGAAGTTGAGTACCATCATTTAATATTGCAACTTTAATAGACATCTTTTTTAGAATATTTATGGTGGGGAGGTAGGAATTATGTGTACCTACAAGTGAGGGGCATTGCTACATTGAGTAGATTTTTACCGCACTGTATACGACCCGATTGGTAAATCGATTCTGGAGACTCCTCCAGCGAGCACCACCTCTGTCGCATCACCTTAACTAGCCTTATGCCAGCAAGTTTATTCAGTCACTCCCATGTCAGGTGATCAACCCAACGAAGTTATTATACCATAAAGAAAGGGAGGTGTCTACCTCCCTTACCTCCCTTAAGTGAATGCATTCAGGTAAAGGGGGGTCCCCTTACCGTGTCCATTTGTTAGATCCAGTCTTTACGAGTGTGATGATCTGGTACTACCTTGCTGAGTGTGACAGTTAGTAGTCCGTCCTCAAAGTTAACTTCCTTAACAACAGTGTCATCAGCGATAGTCCATGATCTCTCAAAGGATCTATTAGAGAGTCCTCTATGTGCATAGTCTGCTTTCTCTTTCTCTTCCTTCTTACCTTCTACAACAAGTTTACCATACTCTGTGTAAACTTTAATCTCATCCTTTTTAAATCCTGCTAGAGCAATCTCTAGTTTAGAGATGCAGTTACTTACATTGATGAGATTGTAAGGTGGATAGTTTCCTTGATGGTTATGAACCTCATGAAAGAAACGATCAAAATAATTGTCGAGTCCTATGCTATTCTTGGTGATCTTGTCCATAAGATCAGGCAAGCTTTCAGCATGAAATCTTTGTATGTTAGACATAATGGCCTCCTTTAAAAGCGAGTGTTAAATTGTAAGTCCCTTACGGCGACTCAATTTTATTTAGTTGTATTATAGTATCTTTCCAGTCCTTAACACAGTGGGAATAACCGCCCCGATCTTGTACTGCTTTCGCTAAAGCATAATCATTCTGTCCTTCTTCCATCATATCACCAAAGAAATATAACTCATGTTCATCTCTAAAATCTCTTAAGATCTGACTCTTATTACAACCTGGTGCTCCTAAATCTAAACCAGTCTGTCCTCCTATATTAACCTCTAATTCTGGAAACTTTAACTTAAGTCTTCTGGCAATTTCTTTTCTTTCATTCGTTCTTTGATCCCATTTTACATACTCTTCCCTCTCAACAAAGCATGTAAGACCTCTACCTAGAATACTAAAGTTAACTCCTCCTGGCCTTCTCTCAATATGCTCACCATTACGGACAGGGAACTTACTGAATAATAATTCATTCTCCAAATGATTCTGAACATCCTTAGGCAACTCCCACTCATCTCTATAAACATTAATATCTCTTTCATACACATCAGAACCAGAACAGTTATAAACTCTCTTAGCTTGATTGTATACACCTGGTGTAACCTGCTCTATGGTCTTCTCTCTATCACTACCAGTAACTAAGTACACATCATTAAGAGTACAAAACTGATAAAAGAAATGCAAGCACTCAGGTGTGATAGATTGTCTTGCAGGTGTCAAAGTCCCATCGACATCAAAAATAAACTTCTTCAGGATTCTTCCTCCGTTTTTTTCCTTCCTATATTATACTTGGTTTCGAGTATCCAGTCACCTTTATCTTTATAAGATAAAACTTTTATCTGATTCAAAGGTGCAATGTCTTGGATTTGATCTGCATTTAAAATCTTTATGAGACCCCAATCAGTAAGCAACTGAGCAATACGATTCCTACGCTGTACATCATTAACAGTAAGGTTGGCTCTCTTACCATCTAAAGCAAATAGTTCTTTAAAATGAACTATAAAATATCTTCCCTGCTTATGTAAAATATGGCACGATTGATATAATTTTTTTTCTTTACGGGATGCTACACCAATTCTAGTTAATGTTTCTCGTACCTTAAGAAAATCATCTGGTTCACCTAATGATACTTCAACCATTTTATCGGGGGACCAATCAACCGTTGGTTCATTCACTACACTCATCGTTTTAATTCAATTGTTCGTAAAGTTATTTAGTAAATAATTCTTGCAAAAGGACACTTAGACTTACCCTTAGTAAATAATTTGTTTATCCAAGTACCATTATCCATTTCCTGTTCTCTTTTCATTTCATATAATTCCATAATTTCATCAATTACAAAAGGCTCTTCCACTTTTTCTAAATCAACACCAGAATCTAAATCTGGTGAATGAAAAGTTAATCTAAAAATAGGATCTCCTTTTTTTAGAACTACTGGTTTAGTTTTATCTACAACAACAAAAGAAAAACTTGCTTTTGCTGGCCAAGTAGATATCTGTACCCATCCAGGAACAGTAATTAAATTGTTTACTAAAGATGTCATAGGATGATCCCCAACATCTAACCACACATCCGAATCATGTGTCCAAAATAAAAAATGAGGAGTCTTCATATGAAATACTGGACTAGGAGCATTCAAATGTTTATCATCCCAGAACAACATTTTAGCATCTGGATTATCAATTGTAAATGAATAATCAATAGGAGATGTTACAATAAAAGTTCTATCACTTTTATGCCCCCAACAAGGGCATTTACTAAAAGGATAATCATCATAATTAATAAAATCAGATTGTCTAATAATATTATGATCAGGAGAGTCCTGACTTAAATAATTAATTTGCATCAATATATAATTTTTGTAACTCCTTTATAGTATTTTTCCATTTCATATTTTCTATGAAGGAAATCTATATTAACTTTATTGCCAGTTAATTCTTCATACACTCTCATAAAGGTTCCTCCCATATGCCAATGTAAAGGTGGCACATATCCTGGTGATACACAAACAAATATCTGATCAAATTTATAATCACCAAAATCATAATCTTCTTTAAATGACCAACTAAACTTATTACCAAATACATTATCACCCAATAAAGTATCAGGAAACTCTTCACTATTAAAATTTAAAATCCAATGAAAAGACTTTAACCTATCTTGTGATTGTAAATAATATCCCCAATTTCCTTCAGAAACTCTTTCATCTTCATCAAGATGTTTAATTTCCTGTTCTGTAGATTCCATACCATTTGACAATATATCACTATGATGATCTATATTAACTACTTCAATATCACTGTGACCTTCTAAACCATACAAAATATTATCATGATCATATCCAAAATGAACATCCTTACAGTTCTTTAATGCTCTTATAAAAGTTCTTAAACAAAAATCATAATTATCTACATCAATATTTTGAGACATAGATTCAAATGCCTCAGGCATCTTAGACTGATATTGTTTCCATTTAACTACTGGTTGATCATCTACTGGAATTTTACACATCCCACTAGTATAAAATTCATTAATTGCTGGTGCAGATATAAAATCTAAATCTATACTGAGTATCTTCACATTCTTCCACCAGTATTAAGCTTCTGTTTAATATATTTAACCTGTTCCTTTGTAAGAATATTCATTGCCTGTTGTGCTTTCTCATTACTATATCCATAATATTTTTTAATTGCATCCAAATCCTCAACCTTACCCTTCTTTAACCAAGGAGCAAATCTCTTTTTCTTTCTCAAAGAATTACGATAGAAATCATATTGCATCTTAGGATCTAAGTGATGAGATTTATTCATCTCATTAGCAAACAAAACAGAATCAAGAGATCCAGATAAACATTTGTTCACGACAAATGCTGGATACTTGGCTTCAGGTTCATCTTCAAAAAGATTCTCCTTTGTAAAGTTGATTGAGTTTAACCAGTTTTTAAGTTCCATTATCTAAGAAAAGAAAGTGCGTTGCCATCTTCATAGAAGTGTTTGTGTACACTAGTTGCCTTAGAGTTGTACATGAAGTAATACAATTCCAACTGCTCTTCAGATAAATCTGGTAGAGGTAAATCAAATCGTGTTTTTATTTCATTGTATATTAATGTTTTTGAAACATACGATCCCACCATACTACTTCTTTGCCATGACCTACCAGCAACTATACGCTCAAGAGTCCACATCCACATTATATCACATTCAATATGTTTTGATATCTCTGAAGCATTCTGCAATACTAACATATCATTAACAGCATCTTCCTCATAATGATCTAGTAAAAGAGTATCACACTTGCCTGTGTATTCATACGCATCCATATGAATAACTTCTACATTATCAAAAAACTGAGGATTAATAAATCGATGGTAATCAATAACTTCTTTATTCTTTTCTACAACAGTAACTTTACTAACTTCTTTCTTATTCAATAACCAATTCTCCCTAACACCAAAACCTAATCCAGTACAAATACAATGACCCTTAGCTAAATCATAATGAGAATATAATTCATATGCTTGATCATGATCCTTTA